TCATCAGCAACCGCACCATGGTTTGTATCTGTCGCTGTAATAACCGCACTACCATCAGTAGCGGAAAAAGTTGTAACGTTTAAATCAGTTGAGCGGATTGGAGTAATATCCGCAAAACTATCCCCATCTAAAATATAGTATTTCCACGTTGTTCCTAAACCTAAAAATTTAGTTCCATCTAAACCCACCCAAGCGTGGAGTGCTCTACCTGTAGACTGAAAATAATTAACAGTTGTTTTAGACCATCCACCGATTTTTTCGGGAAGCCCTTTTCTAAAACGAACTAAATTAGAATCAAACCAACCGCCTTCATTTGAATAAGCTGTTCCTTCTTTGTTGATTCCAGGTTTAAAAAGGAACTTTTGTAAAGGCATCTGACTTTCCTACAATAGTTTATCTACACCTAAAGAAGCAGCAATTAAACCATACAAACCCCATAGAATAAGCTCTAGTCTTTTAAACTTAGCAGAGCCTTCGTCAAGACGTTTTTCTATGTATTCGTAACGAATAGCACATTCTCTTTCATGTGCCTCTAATTTAATTAATGCTTCTTTTGTAGTGGTCATGGGTTATTTTTCTTTTGCTTTTCCTACATTAATAGCACACCAGTCAATCAGTTTATAAATTTTACCAATCATTTGATCGTCTTTTGGTGTTGGTGTTAAAGCACAAATTAATGATGCTCCTGAAATAATCCAAGGTGCTAATTGAATTATGTTTAATATCATATCTAACATATTTTTCTCCCTTTAAAGTGGATGGTTATCATCCATTAATAAAACAGCTGTTCCTGCAACGCAAAAAATTGCAATACTTAAATGTAAGATTGTATAAATCACTCTTCTGAAAGTTTTTCAGAAACTTCTTTTGACTCTTCTATAAATGCTTGATTAAAAACTTGTTGACAAGCTTTTATTTGATCTAATTGAAACATTAAACTATTTTCTTTATTTTGAAGATCATTTAGTTGAGTTTTTAAGTATTCTTGTCGTTCTGTTAATTCGACTTCTTTTGTCTTTACTTCTTTATTTTCTGACATTATTTAGTACCTTTAACTGTTATCAGTTATGTATTTTTTACCAGTAGCAATAGCTGCAACGTGAGTAGTCTTTTTACTATCTGCTGCTCCTTTTACATTTGGAGTATCGTCGTCTGAATCGACAGGTGCATATTCTAAAATAATTTCTAAATGGTCTACATTCCTTTGTACCATTTCGTTTATTTCTGTTTGAGTCAGACCGTCAACATTCCAACTTCCAGCTTTTACACCATCAATTAAGTTTACGCTATCAGTTCCTGCTGTGAGAACTTCTGTTACTGTTGCCATATTATTCTCCTATGAATTATCATTTATATATGTTGTACCTGCTGCTATAGCGTTGGTGTATTTTGTCTTACTTGTTGAATCGTCTATAACAACTTGTTGTAATAACATTACATTAAGTGAATCAATGTTTCTTTGAACAAAATTATTTTTATCCGTTTGATCCCAGTCAAAAATATCTAAATAAGGATAATTATTTGCAATTATTTGATCGATAGCAAGAACTGAATCGTCTTCTATTCCGTACCATTCTGCTGCTGTTAATGACATATTTACTCCTAACTTTCTAAAGCTTCTATTCTTGCTGTTAAAGCATCGATTTTATCATCCGCTTCTTGTAAAGCTTTAACTAAAGGCATTACAAACTGACCATAATCTAATGTTTGCATACCATCGTCTTCTTGACCCCAACCATTAAATTTTTCAGGGTCAACTCCTAAATTATCTAAAGCTGCTTTAACATCTTGAGCCAACATACCTGTTTGCCAAGTTGTTATTTTTGCTTCAGTTTCAGATGCTTTATGCGTGTCCCATTCTTCAGGAACATCACAAGGTGCTTTAAAATGATAATTAACAGTTCGTAATTGATTAATAAAAGATAAGCCCAGTGGATGGTCTGCAATATCTTTTTTCTTACGTTCGTCAGAACCAGTAGTAAAACTAGAACCCCCATAAGAAAGTCTTGACCAGTCAGTACCTCCTCTTCCAAAAGTTATAGCGTAATCTGCTGTTCCTGTTGAGCCATTATTATATCCAATAGCTCCTCTTACAGATCCACTGGCTGAAGTATTCATACCATAACCAATAGCCAAACAACCCGCACCAGTAGTTACAGTATCTCCTGCATAAACTCCTACAAAGGTGTTTAAAGAACCTGAACTAATATTGTCTCCTGAATTTCTTCCTATACACACATTATGCACACCACTTGTTACACTTGCTCCTGCTTGATAACCAACAAAAGTTCCGCCATAAGCTGCGTGAGCAGCAGAACCACCTGCTTGTGTACCTATTGCTACAATTTGTGAATTAGACGGACTATTACCTGTTCCTAATGCTTGATAGCCAATACAAACATTATCTTCTTGTGTTACTTGATTTTCTAATGCTTCTCTACCAATAGCTACATTATGTCGTGTTTGATAAGGTGAACCTGTTACTAATGCACTTGCTGCTAAAAATCCAATTGCAACATTTGAATGTGCATCTGTTGCAGAGCCAAGAGCAGAAGTACCAATACCAACGTTGTGACTTCCTGTAGTAGCTGCTGTTAAAGCTCCATTACCTATAGCTACACAATCATCTCTATCGCCTGATGCGTCAAAAGCTGTATGCCCAATACCAATATTTCCATCACCAGTTAATCCATAGCCTGTGTTATAGCCAATCATTACATTATTTGCTACACCTGTAGCTGCTGCTCCTAATGAGTCTGGTCCGATAGCAACATTGTAACTTCCTGTGGTAACAGTATCTAATGCAGAAGCACCCATTGCTGTATTACCTGTACCTGTGGTATTAGCACCCATAGCACTTTTACCGACTGCGGTGTTACTAGCTCCAGTAGTGTTTGCACCACCTGCATTAGCCCCCATAAAAGTATTATCAGTACCTGTGGTTGTAAGTTCACCTGCTGCAAAACCAACTGCTGTATTGAATGTATGAGAGCCATCTGTAACATTCATAGTTTTTAATGCTTTAAATCCAACAGCAACATTTCGGTCACCTGTTGTGTTTGTAAGCATAGATTCAAAACCAATAGATGTATTAAATTCACCTGTGGTGTTTGCTTTTAAGGAATCAACTCCAACAGCAATATTGCTAGAAGCGGTGGTGTTTGCTGTTAAAGAACCATCACCAACTGCTACGTTATCTGCTCCTGTAGTGTTGCTCTGCATAGCATTTGTTCCAACAGCCGTATTACTATCTGCGGTTGTTGTTGCTTCCAGAGTGCCTTTACCTAAACCAGTATTGTATCTACCTGTTGTAACTGCACCTAAACTAAATGCACCAATAGCTGTATTTTCATCACCTGTCGTTAATGCAGCGTAAATATCTACACCTAAACCAGTATTATAATTAGCAGCATCTATAGTACCTGTAGCATTATCTCCAATCATTATGGAGCCAGTACCAAAGGTCTTACTTGTAATTCCGTTATAACTGGCTGCTGTAGAAGCACCTGTTGTAGCTAAATCTCCGCCCACACTTACATCATCTGTAACTGTTAAATCGTCTTGTACTTTTAAGTCTACTGTAGAAAGACTAGCAAAAGCGTCAACTACTGCTGCTCCACTTCCTGCTCCATCTAAATAAACAACTTTCACATCTCCTGGAGCGATAGTTATATTTGCACCAGATCCTTGAGAAATAATAATATTTTGAGAACCACTAGTTCCGTTTTCAATAAACTGAACCCGTTTCATAGTGTTTGGACCAATAGTGATTGTACAAGCTGAATCTAATGTGCCTGTGTATTTTAAATACATTGCTCGACCCGCATCCGAACTTCCGTCTGCTACTGTCGTTGTGTGGGTATCTGCGTTGGTGGTAATAGCTTCAGTGCCATAGCCTAAAGCCTCCCCGATAAGCTCGAGGTTAGTGTTCGTTGTTGTTCCCCAAGTTCCACTGGCGTCACCAGTAGCCATCTCATTGAGTCTTAGGTTGTTTACGTATGTACTTGCCATGGTTTATATCTCCGTACTTTCTTGATTGTATATGGTTTTTATCAAAATGTTAAGCAACTTCTTGCCAGTTGGTCGTGACTGTTGTAATGTTTTCCCAATCAGTCGTGGCTGTTGAAATGTTTTCCCAATCAGTCGTGACTCCAGGAACTACATCCCCCCAAACTGTGATGGTGGAAATTTCACCTGTTCCAACGACCGATGTTACATAAATTATTGCGTCAGCTTTTATTTCTAAAGTACCTAGTGCCGACGTTGCACCAAGACCTGATAATGCAATAATATTATTTGTTACTAATCCTACAGTTCCTAAAGCTGTAGTTCCTACTACAGTTGTAGGATAAACATTTGCATCACAAGTAACGGTTTCATCACCGAGACCTATTGTAGAAGCAGTTCCAGAAACTCCTGTTATTGCAAAACCAGCAGCTATTACATTCCCTAATCCGCTTGTCGCAGTTACTCCCGTTTCCGCTACGTTTGCATCACAAGTAACTGTTTCAGAACCTAGTGCAGAAGTTGCTGTTAATCCAGTAATGGAGAGATTAGCTTCTCCTGTAACTGTTTCAGAACCTAGTGCAGAAGTTGCTGTTAATCCAGTAACTGCAATATTTGCTGAACCTGTAACAGTTTCTGAACCTAAAGCTGTTGTGCCTGCAACACCTGTTTCTGCTACGATTGCAGAACCTGTTGCAACAACAGAATTTATAGAACCTGTAGCGGCAAGACCTGTTTCAGCAACATTAGCCGCACAAGAAACTGTTTCTGTTCCTAATGCTGAAGTACCCGCAACGCCCGTAAGAGCTACAGATACATTAACTACTGCAGGTTCACCCCAAGGACCAGATCCCCAAGTAGAACGACCCCAACCAGCCATTCGTTATTACGCTATTCTAATAATCGCGTTCGATGCGTCGGCTGTTGGAAATGTTATAGTAAAACTACCTGCTGTAGATGTTTTATCTCCACCGAAATCAAACACTGCAACTGCTGGATCGCCTGAAGCTGTATCATTATAAATCATACATCCTCTAGCGGTAATAGTAGCTGTACCAAAAGTTAAATCCGCAAAATCAGTAAACGCTGTTGTTCCTGATGACGTTGGGTTAATATTGGTTAATGCTGCTCCACCTGAAGTATAGTTTGTTCCAGATGCTTGGTTAGTGGTTGTGAATGCTGTTGTTGTTGCACCCATTGTTGCTGAACTTGTGTACAAAGCTAATTTAAAAGAATTCCCACCTGAAGCTAAAAAATTATGTTTTGCTTCAAGAAGCTCTTTTTTAAAGCTTGTACACATTGCTTGTGTTATCGCCATTATAGTCTCCTGATAATATTAGCTAAGTCTTTCTGACCTTGCTGTTCTAATTGATTACCTATTGTACACATATGGTTTTTAATTGCCTCTTGCATATAATACATAACTATCTTTTTACATGCATCTCGAAATGCATGAGCTTGTGCCCTTATGGGTGCAGGAGCTGTATCGCTCACAGAAATTATTTTGTTAACCGCCATCTCAGCAACTTCTTCGACACTATGCCCTCTGTTGTCTGTTGTGGTTACACCTAAACTACCTACTTCTAAATCTGATTTTAAAGAAAACATATTAATACTCTTTCGGTTCTACAGGATTTAATTCTTTTAAATCATGTCTATTAATAATCCCTACAGGTTTATTTTCTGGTTCCATCTCTACTTCAGATAGTTTACAAACACTCATATCTTTACCATTTTGATAAACAACTTTAGGATCATCAAGTCTATGATAACCGTATAGTTTCTCGTGTAAAGGAATATCCATATCTAACAAAGTTGATCTAGGAGCAACTTCAATCTGCATTCCTGCATCGATACATTTAGATAACCAAAACTCCGTACATGATCTACCAGCTTCTGCAAAATGCATATTACTTCTATAGGTGAAATCGATTCCAAATAAAGAAATTTTACTAACCTTACTCCATAAAGCAAAAGCTATAGCGTAAGGAATAGTGTTATTAAAATAAGAACACCCTAAATCATGTACAACTAACTCTATAGGGTATTCAACCGCTGCTGGAACTCTATCATCTAGTTCACAGGTGTAGATAGGAAAATTACATTTAGGTAACTTTTTTCTCATCATTTGAGTCATAGTTCCCGCATCTTCTGTATCCAGGAATCGACTCATAGGATCTAAAATAAAAGCTTTATCAATATTCGGTAAAACTCCAATCATTGCATTAATTGCCCAGATCTCATCAAACTCTACACTATGGGTTTGCGAAAGATGAAAATCTATTTGGCTTTGCCCCATGGCGACTATTGCAACATTTTTACCCTCTAGTTCTTTCATGCTTGTGGTTGTATTTTAAGCTGATCGTTTCGAGCTTCGTCTCTAACGTCTTTATACTCTCCAAGAACTTTAAGTAAGGCTAAAGCTTCTTGAAATTTTTGTTCGTATAACATGATAGTTTCAGGAGCTTCTTTCATAAATACTGCACCTTCTACTAAAGCACCATATAACATAGCATTAGGAGCGTTATCAGAAAGCCAACTTTGATTATCGTTTCCAACAGTGGTTAATGATGCGGGTCTATAGTTGTAATGTAATTCAAAATTAAAACTAGCCGAAGGAGCTGGGGCTAGAATAAAAGTGTTTTCATCAAACTGAGCATAAAATAAAGGATCTCCTTGAGTAGACGCCGAAGGTGTATAATCTCTAATCCAAGAAACGTGTTTTAATAATAAATAACTATAATTACCTGAACCATCAATTAAAGCTAAACTGAAAGGTGATAAAAAGTCTGAAGGAGTTGCTAAGTAAGTGTTACCTGCCGATGCTAAACCCGTAACATTTTTACGGAAAACAGGAAGTTGTACTCCTTTTAAAATTCTTTCTTCGGTTGTTTGTATAAAAGTATCTAAATTATTAACAAAAGTAGTTTCTGTATTATCTAAATAATCTTGTATTGCTGTTTTTAATGTTGCGTATGTAAATCCTGCCATTAGTCTCCACCTGCTTCTAAAGTACCTATTTCACCTGTTCCGAACTCGCCTTCAAACACACTACCAATAGGATCATCTGTAACAGTCATTGTTCTAGTTCCACTAGGACTTGTTGTGCTATTTATAACTGCTGTTGAAGGATCTATTGTAGTAACAACACCTAACCCTGCTTGAGGTAAAGGAACGTCGGGTCTAGGTCTCCAAAGCAGTTCTGCGTCTGCTCCTATACTTGGTGGGTCTAGTTGTGGGTGTTTAGGTTCATAACACTCATGACAAACTCTATTGTTTTCCCAAGTTCCTCTTGCTTCTTTGTAGGGGTATCTAAACCCGCAAGTATCGCAGATAAAGTAAGCATATTTTCCTGAAGCGTAAGCCATTAGATATACTCTTGTTTAGGAACTAGTCTAATATTAGAACGGTCTTCGTCATAACGTAAAGCGTTAGCTAAATCTCTTTCATATAAATCTTGTATAACAGGAAGTTTCTGAACATTTTTCTTTATACAAAGATAATAAGCTAGTCCTGATACTAAACAAGGCATAAATCTTGTAGGTATGTCAACATCGTTAGTAGAAGCCGCAGCATCTTCTATCGTACGCCAGACATAGTAAATGAGTTTGTCCGTTGAGTTCTCGGGCGTTGGATAAAGATGAATAACAGGAGACTTTTTACGTTCTAGCCAAAATTCTGTAGAACGTGATTTAGTAGCTTTGTTAGGAATACTTATATACTCATTCCGATCTATTCTGTCTAAGGGATAATCAGTAACTACAGTATTAACTGTTCGTTCTACATAAGCGTCTAAAACATCGATATCATACGAGTTAATCGTATACTCA